TTTTTGCCGACGACCGCCTTATTCTTCTCGTAAATCGTCCGCCATTGATCGCCCTTACCGTAAACCCGCGCCGCTATCGCCCATAACGAATCCCCACGCTTAACGACGTATGATTCCGGTACTTCCTTCGTAGACGGACGCGCCGCTGCAATTCGGACCTCCGGCCCCTTGTTCGCGACTGTATCCGATTTCCGCGATAGTTTGCCGAAGTTGTATTGCTTCAGGTCCAGCGTAAAGTAAACGTCGCCCGGTTGACCGCCACGCTCTCCATACGAAATGTTTCGGATCGTAACCGCCATGTTGATTGCGGCCGCCCCCGTAACGACGAATCGAACCGGTTTCCCTGACTTCTGCCACCGCTCGATCGTCCGCGCCGCTGTCCACGGATCGGGCAAATCGGAATACGCGCAATAGGAAGCGTTAAAGTCCCGCGGGAAGAATGACGAAAATGATATCGAACTAAGCCGGTTGTTGCCGATAATCGTACGCTCGCCGAAATTGGAGACCGTTACGTCCTCGAATCCGAACGCCGACTCGACCGTAATTTCCGACGGATTTACCGGAAGCCACATCCGCTCGGCATCGTTGTTAAACTTCAGCCAAAACTCCACATTACGCCTCCTTTACTGCGCCAGTAGTCGCGCTAATTGACCGGCAATCTTATCGATATCGCTATCATTGCGTACGACCATCTGCTGTACCGTGATGTTTACGGGCGGCTTCGGGTTACCGCCACTCTCCCGGTAACTTTTCGATTCCTCGCGGGTGAGGACAGTCTCTCCTTTATGGAGACGCGAAATATAGCCGTCATAAGGGACGTAATCGATACCGGCGGCTTGGGAACCGTCCGGTTTAAAACCGAGCCACTTACTCGCGGACATGATAGAGTCGGTATCGAAACCGAGCGGTCCGTCAGCTTTGAACAACTCCTTGAACTTCTCGCCAAACGTCAACTTATCGTCCGTGACCGTCTTGCCGATCTCGTCAAAAGTCGGCATCCCGTAAGTTACTCCGGCTGCGGCGAGTTTAACCTGTAACGGCCCCGGAGTCGCGGCGAAGGCCAGTACCGACGCTAGTTCCGGATTTTGCGTCGCAAACTCTTTCAGACCTCGCAGCATACCGGAGCCTATCGACTTTCCGACCTCAATTGCTGCGTCAATTAGTGGCTGCGACGCTTTCAGGGTTTGCCCCATAAAGTCGACGATATCTTGCGAAATAGCGGCAATCTTAGCGCGACCGCCTCCGTCCATCCACTCGTTAAAGGACCGCATAATGTCCTCGTAGATAAACTTGATTTTGCCTTCGAGCGTCGTTATCTTCTGAAACTCCGGATTGTTCGTAAAGTGCTCGTCAATATACTGCGATGCCTTTGCGGTCATGCGCTCCATAGCGGCGGTGATTTCCGGTGTATACCGGTCAACCATATCGGCAGCCTTCGTCGCAAATCGCTTGATTAACGGCATAGTCGGCATGAGTGCGCTAATTTGCAGTGTTTCGAGCGCACCCTGGAATTGTTCAACCGCACCGGCTGCGTTGTTCATTTTTTCCTCCGCGACATCCAGCGCGGTTACCTTGAGCATTTCGTCCCTAAACGTTGCGACCCCGTCCGCACCTTCGTTAAATAGGATGTTAGCGGCGCGCACTGCGTCCGTACCAAACATCGTCTCAAGCGCAAGTGCTCGTTGTTGGTTCGTCAACTTACCGAGCGATTTCCGGAGCGTCCCCGAAATCGACTGCATGGACTTGATGTTGCCTTTTGAGTCGTAGAACGCGTTCGAACCGTCAGCCGTAACGAGACCGAGCGCGCGGAATAACTTCGTCTGCTCCTTAGTGGTCGGCTGCAGCCGTTGGAGCATCGTCTTAAGCGACGTACCGGCATCCGATCCCTTAAGTCCGCTGTTCGCGAATAGGCCGAGCGCGATATTCGTATCTTCGAACGTTAGTCCGACGCCAGCAGCAACCGCGGAAACCGCCGCTAGAGACAACCGGAGATCCTCGACACCAGTAGCGGAAGCGTTCGCTGTGCCCGCGAGGATGTCCGCAGCCTGGGCCGCCTGCATTCCGTCCTTACGATACGCGTTTAGCGCCGTCGACATAATCTCGGCTGCGTCTGCTAGTCCGAGTCCGCCCGCCGTCGCCAAGTTAAGCGCTGCTTCAAGTCCGCCAGCTTCAACGGTCGCGGGCGTTAACCCCGCTTTCAGCAATTCCTCGATACCTTGCGCCGCCTCAAGCGCATTATATTTCGTAGCCGCGCCCATTTCTAGCGCCAGCTTTTGCATCCGCGCCATTTCGTCGGCCGTTGCGCCGGTTAACGCTTTGATAGACGATAATTGCGCCTCAAAGTCCATCGCTTTTTTAACGGAACTCATCGCGGTATCAACCGCTTTATATGCCAACGCAACACCGCCGACAGCAGCCGTTAACTTGCCGAGCTGACCTAGCGCGCTTCCGACTCCGGCCGTTGTTACGCGAATCTTACCGAGTAAATCAAACGACATCCGCTACCTCCTCTCCGCTTCCTTCCGCGCCCTGTCCGCGTCCTCAATCGCGACAAGTTCGGAAGCAAACAAAAATAAGCGATGGCGTCGATCCATCGCGTAAACTTCGTGGGGCGGTATATGGTGGCGCTGGAATATGGCGTGCATCAAATATGCGTCTCCGCCCGCCCGTATTAGTTTTTTGCGTCGTCAATAGCGGCCTGCTCGTCGCCGAATCCCGATAGACGCAAGATTTCCGTAATCACCTTCGCCAGCTCGCCTGGCAACAGCGCCTTCTCGATACAATCCGCAGCGTTCGTCGCCTCGTACCGCTCGAGCAATCGCTTATCCGTAAAGTCAGGATCAACGCAACCGCGCGCGATAACTGCCGCGTTAAACAGCCGCTCGTCCCGCGTCTTCGTACCTTTCGGTCCCGGTACCGTTGCGCGCTCGTTAGCCTTGCGAATATCTTCGTTACTGAGCGCCCGAACCGTAAAGCTCACGCCGAGCCTCGCGATATAAACCGCCTCCGTCTGGTCTTGCGTTGCGCCGAGGAGCGCGTCGAGTCCGATCGTCGTTTTCGTAGACATCTATCGTTAACCTCCGTTATTTTCGAAAATAAAAAGGAGCCCGGAGGCTCCGCGTTACTAGGCCGATACCGGCCGGATCTTATCGAGGACTTCCGAGCCGCTGAAAACAAACGTTAACTCCTGCTCAACGATCTCGCCAACCGTATAGTTGATAATCGGAATCTTATCGAACGTGACCGCCTTAAGCCGGACGCGATACGCGCCAAACGATTCGGGATCGTCCAGTTTGACGATAAGTTCCGTCGTATACGGCGAGCTTCGGTCGTCCGTAACTTGGAGCATCTTTTCGATAAACTCCGAAGTTACCATATAACTATTAATCGTGCCGGAGCCTTTGAGCGTGGTCGTCTTGTTACCGAGCCAACGCGTTCCGGCAAGCTTGATTTCTTCGAGGCCAATTTCGATCGACGCCTCGACCCCGGTAACGTTCGATAGCCACTCGCCGTTTTCGTCGTAGAGTTCACCGAACGTACCGCTAATAACTTTCCGCGCATCCAATGGTGCCGCCATTTATCCGCTCACCCCCTCCGTTAAATATTGACCGTAATGAAAATTCGCTCCATCGAGTCGACCTCAAGATAGCTGATAACAAGAAAGACGGAGTCTCCCACGCTCGGCCGCTGCGGATCAAGCCCGACAAATGGCGCGCTAAGTACGCCATTCCGTTCGAGGTTTTCGAGATACGCCTTAATCGCGACAATGAGCGCCGCCTGACCGTCCGCGTTGTTGTTCAGCTTACCGATATAGGAATCCTCGGCTGTCCGGGAGATATCCGTCGAAATCGCCTGCCTTGCGCGGATCGAACGGATTTTCTTCTTCGATGTTACGAGCCCTTGCACAATTTTCACCTTAACGCCGTCGTGAACGAGAACAAGCGATCCAGCAGCGAGCGAAGCATTAATTTGCGCGTTGGTCAGCCGCTTTGTCACGTCATCGACCGGCGCCACTGCGTATGTTACCGAGCGGTTGATCGCCGTTCCCGCGATAAGGCCCGCCACCCACGGCGCGAATTCCGACGACGTATACGTATCCGATCCGATAACGACTCCGTTGATTAGATTAGCGATATAGTCATCGCTATTGAGCGTCGACCTAGCGTCACCTTGCGTCGAAGTTGCGTCCGTTGTCGCGTCACCACCGATGACAACGACGAAGTGTTTACCGGCGCTCCGATTGGCAGCAACCCACGTCTTCGTAGCGGCTTGTTGCGCTGCGTCGTACTCGCCATCGAAAACAAAAACGTTGAACGGGCGGGCGTCGTACGCATCACGCATCGCTGTGTAATCGGCCACGACCGGCTCGTCCGGCATCGTATAGACGAGTACCTCTTTCGCGCCGCCTTGTAGCGCAAGCAAAATCGAGCGGATGTTCGCTACTCCGAATAGGTCGACCGCCTGTTTCTCGGTCTCGACCGTGTAAAACGTCTTCTCCGTCGCTCCGGCTCCGTATTTCAACAGCGGAATAGCGACGGTTCCACGCGCACCTCCGCTAACCTGGGCCGCGGCTGCTTCAACGTAATTAAAGTACAAGCCGGGCTGAGTCGGGAGCGCGGTTGGGTCCCACGAACCTCCTGCCATATGCAACCTCCTTTTAATAAGAAAGAACGCTCCCGTAATGGAGAGCGTCCTAAGAATGTCTAACGTTAACTTTGCCGATAATCGGCCATTGTTGCTGCGTCCGCGCCTCGCGAATTTCCGTCGTCAAAACGCCGATTGACGCGAATAAATCGTTCTCCGTCTCGAACGGTTCCGAATATGAAAACGTGCCGACACGGATATTCCGTGTAGAGCCGCTAACTGGCACGATCAGCGCGTCCATAAACGCGAAGCTCAGCGCATCCATTTTCGTTAGGACGTCCGCGACTTTATCGCTGTAGTAGACGATTTGGTACGTACGATCAACCCGCGTATGATAACGCGTTTCCGTCGTTCGCCCGTCATCAATCACGCGCACGACGAACGTTTTCGGTTCCGGCTTCAGCGGCGGCGTTTGCTTATACGTATGGGCGGGCGCCGGGTACTTCGCCTTAACGAACGCCTCTACCGCTACGATATCGTTAATAATCGTCATCGAGTCAGCCCCCTACGTCGCAACTCCGCTCTCAACTCGTCCTCCATCGTCTGCTCCCATCGCGTTCGGTTCCGCTTAAACGGCTCACCGATAAATCGCGGAATCGTGCCGGGCGTTGTAGGCTGCTTAAATCGCGGTCCGTGTTTGCGCGGATAGACTTCGTGGAGGTATGCTGCGTAGTCGAAACCGCGTCTCTCCGCCTTAACCGTAATCAGGCCGCCCATCGTATTTCCGACCGTTCCGCGTTCGATTTTCTTCGCAATGCCACGTCGGAGTTTACCGGTTTTCTTCGGTGCTAGCCGGGTCGCTTCCGTTTTCCACTCGTCCAACACCTCGTCAATACCCGCGCGTGCCCCTGCGTCAAGCCCGTCCTGAAAGCGCCGGTTGAATCCGCGGAAGAAGCGGTTTAGTACCGTCCGTATCGAGCCCGCCCGGTTGGTTAGATCGATTTCGATCCGGTTATCTGTTAACGCCATTAGACGTACACCTCCGTTACAAGCGGAGTTCCGTCGGCCCGGCGCTTAATCGCGATTCGGACCGGCTTGCGTTCAGTAACCGCGCCGAGTTCGTTCACGTACCGGACCTTGTCGCGGTAAGAGACATTCGCGAGTCCTTCGAGTACGATCCGCAGCTCGGTTACCGCTTCCTCACCGACCTGATTCGTAACGGTGCGCATCTCCTCGGACACGTAGGCGGGCATTGTTACGGGAGGCGGCGATTCTACCGGCGCTCTCCATCCGTCTTCTTCCGCGCCGCGAATAATCGCGATCGACTGGCCGGACGTCAGTATGAGCATCGCGCGACACTCGTATCGGTTAAGGCCGCCGAGACCGCGTTCGTCGATATCGGTCAAAATGTAACGGCCGTTTCCGCGTCGAACGATTCGAACCGAGTTAACCGGGGCGTCAGCGTCAAACGTTATCGCGATATCATTCGCGGTAATCGAATAATCACCGATACCTCGCGCGATTTCACCGTTCGGGGACGGCGGCTCCTTCCAAATGACGGGGAGCGTCGTAGCTGTCCCGTTTAAGAACTCTGCAATGACGGGTTCGGTGCGGTGCTGCTTGATTTCCGCTCGGTTCGCGCGAATAAACTCGACGTCATCTTCCGTCAGCATTACCGCACCTCCTCGTCTTTGAGTACAAACGTCAAGTATGAAGTACAATTTGGGTGGGGATTGTAAATTTCCGTATCCGACGGAAGAAAGATTCCGACGCCCAATCCGTGACGGTCCTGCGCCGCTAGATCAACGCACTTACGGCTATGCTTCGCGCCGGGATGAAGGCGGAGACCTCTGACGAAATCTAAACGCTCGGCCTCTTGTCCTATCGCGGTCCTGAATGCCGCGTTAGTTTCCGTTACGACGAGTCGCCGCGCCTTCCAATCCTCAGTTGCGTAAACTTCCGTTATGTCACGCGTCATCCTAGCGATAGAGTCCCCGCGTAAGATTCCGCGGCGGAGTACTTTTCCGATCGCGTCACGATGGTCCGCGGCAATATCCCATACGCGATCCGACAAGCGCAATCCATCCGGACCCGTCCGCTTCGCAAGGTACTCCGCGATCGAGTGCCCAGCCGCTGTTGTTTGCGAACTACCGCCGAATAGCGACCGTATGCCGCCGAATGCCTGAGCTGCGCTATCACGCATGACTCCGAAAATCGACCGGTTACCTACCACGCGAATCTCCTTCTCAACGGACTCTAGTTCGCGGAGTAGCGTCGGAATGCGGGACCGGCTAATTGATCCGTCATCCTTCGCGTAGGAAGCGACAATATCAACGACTTGGAGCCGTGTTTGGCGGATAGCGGCCGATATTTGCGCCTGCTGGGCGGGTGATTCTCGCTTGAATACAGCGCTCAGTTTCGCGAAAAATCCGTCGTGCTTCATCGTCCGTCCGCCCGTCCCGGAGTCGTCATATAAGCGCCGAAGCCGCCGTTAAGTTGACGCGTATACTCCTTACGGGCCGCAGCCGCAAGTTTCAGATATTGCGCGGAAACCATCGTTTTATCGACGGCTTCCTCCGCGTCAGTATACCTGAAATAACGGGCCGCATCCGTAGCGATAACGGTGCAGCCGATCGCGTACGCAAGATAAAGGAGAGCGTTATCAGAACGGGAATCGTCCCCCGTAACAAGTCCGCTTTCCTCCTCGGCTTCCGCTACCCAATCCGCAGCTTCTTCGGGCGTGACGCCGACGCCGCGGAATCGCTTGAGTAAACGTTCTTCAAGCGTCAAACGTCATCCCTCCGTTACTCTTTCGGTTTTGTTGTGCGCGGTTTAGGCGGTTCCTTGACGGGATCTTTCGGCACCTCTTCGGGTTCCTCGGCGATAGTCACACCGGATATACTCGACAGTACTGCTATCTCTTCGGAATCCTCCGTTGAATATAGGCCGCCGCTAAATTGCCGACGACCTCCGTTCACATAAAATCCAAGCTCCGGATAGCGCTTCGATTCAAATACCGCCATTAGTTCAGCCCCTTCAGGCGGCCGTGCGCCTTCTCTTGCTTGAACTCAAGCGTGTACTCACCGACGATCATACCGGTATCGTAGTCGCCTTTAACGCCGAGATACGTATGACCGAACTCGCGGGATTGCAGCGGTTTAATCGCCGTGCGGTTACCGTCGACCAGGAACAGTTCGTCCGCGGCCAAGTTCTGGTTCAACACAATCTCGAACTCGCCGAAGTCCGTGACAATAAGGTCCGCAACGCGTCCGCGTACTTTGTCTTCGCGAGCGACGACGAGCTTATCTCCGTAGATACCAGAGAGTGCAATCTTCTGCTTCGCCGGAACCATGATCTTGTAGTCACCGCCGGAAGCGAAACCGCCCACGTCATAAATACGCTGCGCAAGTTGGTTGATGGCGTCGGTAGTAAGCGCGCCGCCTACGTTGTCGACGTTCGTCGTAATCCACTGGCGGATACCCTTCATTTGACGGACCTGGCCGGACTCGTACGCGACACCGTTAATCAAGGCCTTTTCGAGCTGCAGCGCAAGTTCGAGCTGCTTCTTCTGCTTCTCGTACTCGTATAGGTTATCGATACCGTACTGCGAAACCGCCTGCGCTGTACCCGAAATCTCGATCGTATCGTCAAAAATCTGCGTCAGATTAGACTTACGGACGCGGGCTTTGTAACGGGCCGCACGTGCATCGGCACCCTCCGCACCCTCGACGAACAAGAACTCGACTTTTGCACCAGATGCAACCGCGGCTGCCGTAGTCGATGCATAACCGCGAGTTACCGTCAACGTCTTCGTACCGCTATTGATAGCGGAAACGAACAGCAACTCCTCGCCGATCTTAATGACGGACCCGACGCGGAATGGAGAAACATCCGCAACAACAACCGCAGTTGCGTCGATAAGGGCCGACGCGGTAGTCACGGTTTCGTCCGGGAACATTTCGTCCTCAAACCATACGTGCTCAACCGCGTTGACCGGAGCGCTGAATCCCAGCGCATTCAGAAGCGGTGTTTGGTGCGGGTTAAGCAGTAGAATCTCGTCAACGACGGATTCGCGTTTTCCGATAAGATCGGCGTTATAGATTTTTGTCATAGTAAACAGTTCCTCCTCAAAAGTGGCAAAATAAAAAGACGCTACCGACTAGGCGCGCCTTTACTTCGTTTCGATTTTCCGTTTAAGTTCCGCGTACGCTACTTTGTCTTCAATACGATTTGTCCTGCGGGCGACCTCCGCTAACTCAGCGAGCCGCGTCCTGTCTGCTGCGGCCTGATCGTGATTTCGGCCTGGGTTTCCGCCCCCACCGGCATCTGCTCCGCCTGTGCTCGATTTGAATAAATAAGGCTTCGCTTCCTTCACCGCCTTAACCGCATCCTCCGCGCCGGTTACGTTGCCACTTTCGTCGATCGAAACTTTCGATTTATCTACGAAAGACAGTACGTCGTTCGCGTCATTTGCGTTAAGGGCGCGCGCAATGGAACGAATCTCCGCATCAATAACCCGTTTGTCCGCGGCTTCCTTTGCTTTCGTGGCCTTCTCCGCTTCCTCCGCGGCTTTACGGAGGGCCTCGTCTTTCTCCGCCTGAAGTCGCTGCGTTTCCGTTAATTTAGCGGCCTCGCGCGCTTCCTCTTCCGCTTTCAGCCGGTCGCGCTCCGCTCTCATCTCGTCGTAGTCGGCGTATTTCTTACGCTCTCGGCCCTTTTCGCGGCTAATTAGCGCGTCAAGTTCCGCCTGCGTCATCGTGACAGTTCGGTTGTCTGCTCCGTCGTCATCACCTCCCCCACCGCCACCTCCGCCACCGTCTGCGTCAAACATTGGCGTGCTTGGCGTATAAACTCCGCTAAGTGCGTTAAGAAATCGTCTCATATTCGTTACCTCCACCGTTTAAGGTCCGTCGACCATCGTTAAATCAGCCGAAAGTTTAACGCCGATTCCGTAAGGCGGCGGGCCGACTAAGCCGCGGTGTCTTCGCGATAAGGGTCCTCTGCGCGACGCAAGAGGTTTCGTTCCGCAATGATTTCGAGTAACTTCGCCTCAGCGTTCTCCTTGCCGGATCGCGTAATAGCGCCTTTGATAGATTCAATTTGCATTGCAATCTCCTCGCCAAGTTGTTCGACAAGTGCCTTCTGGTCCTGCGGTAGCGGCAAGCCGAAGATAATTTCGCTATAATACTCACCGTCAACTTGATCAAGCATCTCCCGGCCGTACTTAAATCGCGGATGATCAGCGCGCGCCTTCATGTAGCGGAGAATATACTCGTTGAGCGTCTGAAGCCGGGATTGCCATATGACCCACGACCGCTGCGTCTTCGAGATAATCGAAGAAAACAGTAGCTTCAGCGCCATATCGTTAATTCCGCCGGTCTTCATGTCCGCTGTGTTGACGACAGGGACCTCGCTGATTTCGTGCAGCGCCGCATACATCCGGTCGAGGTACGCTTCAATCGCTTCCTTGAACTTAAAACCGGACTCCATTCGCTTAGCGTCCGGTTGTCCCTCGTCCGCTGCCGCTGAGCCGAGGTTCCATTTCGCAGAAGGAGCGACCTTTAGCGGATTTTTCGGATCTTCCTCGACGTTCATAAGCAACGTGATCGCGAACATTTCAAAACGGAGCGCGTCGGAGTAGTCCGAAAGCTTCCGGTCGATTTCGTCCGCAATATCGATCATTTTCGCGAGCTCCGAATATCCTTGCGTCTGCCCCGTAAGGCCGTCCGTCGGAATGTGAACCACCGGAATAAAATCGAGTCCCATCGACTGTCGCGTTACTCGATCGTCGATTACACGTAGACCACGCGTCAGTTTATCGTTAGAGTCCTCGGCGCGATATACGCCCTCTTCGATTTCACAGTCGTAGGCGCCCGAATCCTCGTCGCCCTTCCAAACGAGATAGTACGAGAGTTTCCACAGGTCGCGGAGCTCTTCGTCTAAGTACGCAACGAAATGAACCTCCGTAAGTACATCGACATCCCACGGATCATGAACCGCGATTACTTCGATGGACGGATGGAAGAAAACACGAATGTCGCCGCGCCGTTTATCGTAGTGAAGGCGGGCATAAACGCCAGATTCCGTTATCAGACGGTCCTTAGCCGCCGCGAGCAGCTTTTCGTGCATCCGGTTGTCGTCCCAAACCCACGTTAAGAGCCGCTCCTTCGCCTTCGCCCGGCTGTTCTCCGCCGCTTGTTCCGCGCTAATTTCGTATTCCGGCGCAAGCATAGCGGCCGGGTCGTCAACAACGTCGGGCGGGACGGTTACCTTCGGCTCCTTCTCGAATTGCCACGCGGTTAATGTGTCGACGAGCTTTCGAGGATAACCGACGGTAAGTTCTGCCGGATCGTAGTCGATTCCGTGCGGCTTAATATAGTCGGACCAAACGTTGAGCGTCCCGTCATACCGTTTATACAGCCGGATTTCGCGCTGAATACGTTCGACTTCGCGGGCGCCGATCGCAGTTTGATCCGGTGAAAAAATTAGCGAATTAATATGGTCGGTGCGAAACATTTTCAACCTCCTTTCGGCCTAGTATCGATAGGTGCCAGTAGTTTGCGCCGGACGTTTGTTCCCTTTTCGTGCAATCGAAATCGCCATAGAGAGCGCGTCCGGCCCGTCATCATGATTGTGGTTCGGATAAAGCTCGAACATTTCGAGGAGTAGACGCTGCTCCCGCTTAAACCGAATACGGCCCGCTTGGATGTCCGGCAATAACGCCTCGATCCGGAGTGCCTTCCGTGTCCGCTGTTTAATCTGCTTTAGCCGCGTATGTGCCGGATAGCCGCGTTTCTGCAGCTCCTCCGCTACCTTCTGCGCGAACCATTCCTGCGCTTGCTGTGCCTCGACCGCTAAACCTTCGTACTGGAAGGCGAGCGTCTTATCGACAGTTGTCGTGAGAAGAACGTCCGGGTGAACGCGTTCAAGAAACGTGTCCAGGACGTAAAAAATACCGCTAGGACTCCGCCCAACGGTAATAATCGCGCTATAGTCGCCTTTCTCCTTGCCCATCGCGAAATCTACGGCCGAGTAAATGTCGAGCTGCGTGTTCGCGATTTCGTCATCCGTGAAGTAAACGAAGTCTTCCGGCTTGAATACTTGCGTTTCCTCGTCGACCGGATTTCCGAGATACTCCTGATTGAACGCCTTAGTGCCGATAGCCTCGCGCTTTTCCATGAAGTACTTGTACGTGTAAGCTTGCGGCCACAGCACGGCGGTTCCCCGAAGCATCTCCGCCTCGTTCTCCGCGTAGAAAGCGTCAGCCCGTTCGCGCGCGTCCTCACGGTCCTCGTTGTAGAGCGTACGCCATTGCTGCCATAAATCGTCGCGTTCGGCCCACGAAATGATAGCGGGAAACTTCCGGGAAATGAAATCCTTCCTTTTCGTCAGTACGTGATTGAGGAGGCTGTCGAAATGAACGATCGTTCCCATGTACACGCAGATGCCGCCGAAGCCGAGCGCCTCGAGCATCTCTGTCCGGAACCAGTTCAGATTCTTCGCGCGGAGTTCCTTCGTATTCGTGTTATCGCTGCTTTCGAGGTCGTCGAGCAGAAACAGGTCCGGCCGCTGCGATCCGTGACGGAGGCCGCGCATTTGCGTCCCCATACCTTTCGCTTCAACCTTCGTCCCGGACGTCGTTACAAACTCGTATTTGTTGTCCGTGTCGTTCAGCGCTTTCCGAGCGTAAAGGAGTTCTCCGAAGTCTTCGCGGAGTTTCTCGTTAAATACAAGTTGATTTCGCGTCCATTGTATGAAGTCCCCGGCAACGTCCGTCGTCTCCGATACCTCGACGATATAACGCTTCAGGCGATACGCGATTTGGTGCGCCATGAACGCGTTAGATAGATACGCCGTTTTCGCGTGGCGACGGCCGACTGACCATCCGATATTCGTATCGACATCGCCGCGGCTGATTTCGTCGAGTAGCGAACACAGTGTCCGGTGGAAGTCCGCTGCCTCTTCGTACGACTGACCGCGCGGAATTAGGTTATCGGGATTGGCCGGATTCGCGTCCTCCGAAAAGTATTCGTAGGTAAAGTAGAGAACGTCGTGCTCCCCGCGGTGAATCCGTTTCAGCCGCTTAATCTCCGCAACGTCAGCGCGAAGAGTATCGAGCTGATAATCGTTTATCGTACCGGCCTCGTACCGCGCTTTAAGTTTGCGGGCACGCTCCGTTAACAATTCGATCCGGGCGGCGCGCTCATCGCGGTTAAACCAGTTTCCGTTGACTAAAGCGATTTACTACGCCTCCCTTCCGTTACTCATCGCCGAGCACGCCGTCCAGTTCCGCAATCTCCTTCGCGATGTCCTCGTTGTCCCGGCCGCCTCCGCCGTCAAGTTTCGTCTCAACAACGGCGTGCGTCGTAATCAATCCTTCGCGGCGGAAGAACAAGTCGATCGCTTTAACGGACGGCTGCGGCGCGTCAATAAGCTGCATCAAGCGTTTATAGACCGTTGGGCGGGCGCTGGATAGGTAATCGTCCGCGATGAGATTGACGTATTCTATAAACGATTTATTCTGCGTGCGCCACTCGTAAAGCGTGTTACGGCTGACCCCGGCTAGTTGCGCAATTTCTTCGAAACCCATCCGTTCATCTTGCGGACTGAACTCGCGCTCAACACACGCCAATGCTGCGATCTTCTGACGACCGTCCAAGCGTGCTTCGAGTCTCTTACGTTTATCTACGCTCATATAGCGCCTCCTTTCGTTCATATTTCGTCGGTAGTACGTTAACACCCGCGGACGCTTAGCGCGTCTAAAACGTGTGAGAAATGAGTGCGAAATCTATACGTTCGGATTACGCAGCCAAAAACTGCTCGGAAAGCCTCGCCATTTCTTCCGCGTATCTTGTTTCGGCTTCGAATGTCCGCTCGAGGTACGTGACTATATCATCTGAACTCTTACCGGAATGAAGCGCCATACCTTCAACGACATCATTGTAACGACTCTCGGTAAACGTCGGAGTCCGTGCTCTGAATGTCAAAAGTGAATCGGAGCCCTTCGATGTGTTACAGCTGATACATGCCTTCACCAAGTTCCATCGACTATTGTGACCACCGCGGCTCATAGGAATTACGTGGTCAATATGGAACGAACGTGGACCGTCAGATTCCGCCCTTTCCTTACCGCAGTAAGCGCACACTTCCGCAGCAGAGTAGATATCAAAAGCATCCTCTTTTGTCAGGTCCGAGTGTGTCCCGGCCTTTCGTGCGAGATACCGCGAGGTCGTATAGAACGCAATGTGAGGTTGTTCTTCGCGGTATTTCCTCGACCGTTCCCGGTGATATGCGCGCACCTCTTCGGTCTTCTTGGCGCGTCGCTCACGTTGGTATCTCGCAAGGTGTTCGCGGCTACTTTCGTTCCTACATCGATTACAACGAGTATGTGTACCCGCAAACTTAACGTCAGGCTCGGATTTCGAGCAGGCGGCGCATATTTTTGCGATAACGCAGACCCCCTGGGTTAAAATTTTCGCAAGAAATCATCCGGAGTCAGGCCCGGCCGCGCTCCAACGACCGCCCCGCCCCCTTCCGCTGTGCTGCGGTAAAGCGTGATCGTACGATCGCCATCCGATACAAAACGGACTCTTGCGTTACGATCCGTCAACAAACTCCGTGAAAAAAGACGGAGCAACATGTTCGCTCCCGCTGTATAAAATCCGTATAAAAACGGGCTCCCTCCGTTGTCAAGCGTTGTGACATATCGTAGCAAACCGCGTAACCATGCGGGATTCCAGTCGCGTGTATAATCGATGTATACGGAGGGCGACGGTAAAAATTCAAGAACTCAAGCGTGGCGCGGGATTTCGGGTTCGGACATGTTCACAAAACATATGTATTTTGTACATATGTCCGCGTATATTTATGCATACGAGCAACTCCGTCTTTTTTCGCGGAGCTTCGTACCAAATCGTATCATTAGCGCGATTCCAGCGTCATTTCGTATCGGAGTCCAGCCGCCACAAATACCGCTTGACACCCCGTGAGTTTTGAAGCGTGTCCGTCCGGCAGGCCCTCGTCGGATAGGGCGGTAATAAGCGGTAGGCGGTCGCGATTCCTCCGCCCTACTCTTCCGTAGCCATACGTAATTCGTCCGCTAAATATCGCTTCTACTAAATGTAGCGAAAATGTATACGCAAACTGTACGGATACATTAACGTTAGGAAACGAATATATAACGGAATGCTCACGCAGGGTCGGGTCGACCCAACGGGAGCTAGAGAGTCTGACGCGGCCTCAAACCGGCCTTGTCCTAGCCGCGCCAAGACTGAGCGCGTCTAGACTAATATCGGTACCGCGAGATCCTTCCTAGCTACGACCAACGCGGAAAAGGATAATCACACAAGGGACGTGGTTTCCGTCCCGCAGTGTCGGGCGCTCTTCCCCGATATTCCCTTCCGCTCCCCTATCCGTTCCTTCGCGTTATCGTTACGTTGGGGGATAAGAAAGGGAAAACGCCAGAAACCGCGCTGTTATGCGATTCTTGCCGTTTTCAATGTTACGCTAGCGTACCGTTAATGTTACGCTGGCATAACATATTGGAAGCGGATGGTAATTATTAAGCCGCGTCATCCAACGCTGCCTGTTCGAATAAACGTACGGCCGACGCTAACGAAGACGTATCGCCGCGGAAGATGAAACGCGGATTCAGCATGTAATACTTCGCGCGCCCGATCGTTGTTGTACCGATAAGCCGCTTTGTCCGGAGCGTCTCGAGAACACGTCCGGTACGCTGCCGCGACCATCCCATTAAATCGGCCGCTCGGTTAACGTTGACGAAGAACGCGTCCTCGTCCTTTACGTATTGGTCATAGTCTAAGTAGATGAGCAGCGAAAATAGTAGCGCCTTCTCATCGTCGCCCAGCGTCTTGGACCGGACTAGCTCGCGCGTGCTCCCGTGGAACACCATCGTAAATTCCGCGTGCTTGGAGAACTTCTTCGGCTTGCTTGCGCTAACCTGTTCGCCCGGCGCCACGCTCATAACGACTTGCTGCGCACTGTCTGTGCCATTTCGATATTTCTTCGACCCACTTACGTCAAGCATTTCGCCTGTTTGTACGTCCACTACCGTTGTCATTTGTCGCGCTCCTCTAGCGTTATTGGGGCGCTGGACCGGCGGAGTCTACCCGCAACGATTCGTCCATCCAACGTAAAAAGCGCCTCTGAGGGCGCCTTAAATACCTCTCCAAACCCGTAGACACGTTTTGTGCTGAAATATACGGCCCAAACGAAAAAGATGCCGAAG